GAGCCTTGGCTGAGATATCAACAAAGGAGAATCTATGGAGTACCCAAGAACTTTCTCCGTAACAAACGCATTTGTTAATAAGTGTTTAAACTTTTTTAGCAGTGCCGAAACAAACGGAGACACACTAGAAGACTACTGCAGAACTGAGTATAAAGAGGACTGGCAGTGGGCATTAAATTTTTACAACAGAAACAAAGCGTTTCCGAACGTACATAAAATTATAACTAAATAATTATTTGAGGAATGGGCTAGGCTTATGCCTAGCTTTGTTCTTTTAAGCCGTAAAAGAAATCGGTATCATCACCAGCTGTCCACTTACTTTCAGTTTCCACATTATATTCTTCAGTAGATACTTTAAAGTCTGGCACTTTTAATTTAGAAGGTGTCAATGATTTGTCGTAGAACAAGCAACGATTGTTTGGTTGGGCAGCGAAGTGTTTATTATCTAAGCCTAATATATTAAAAGACTTGTGTTCTTCGGGTATCTCCGAGTACCCACTATTCAATGTGTTCACATCTGAATGACAATTATCTATAGTAAATAAATATTCACCACCATGCCATTGCTTAGATGGTGCTAAGTATTTAGCTTTACATCCTGCTATACTAGCTTTAGTAATGACAGTCATGTGGTAGCTAAACGCATCCCATAATTCTAATTCTTCTAATGGTAAATCTAAATCTGTGGGTTCAGAAACAAACGCGGATATAGGTAGCTTATCATACAAGGCACCATACTCTGGTAAGTATGTTTCAAAGTATAACGCACGACCCTCAATGGACTTACAGGTAACCCATAAGCCCTCAACAAATTCTCCGTGCCCCCTCTCGAGGTCATAGAGATATTGTTTCTTTACAAATACTTTTGTAGGTGGTAAGTTAGCTACTAGAAAAGACATCCTAGTGAGCGAGTTCCCTTATTATATAAGAAAGTTTTTCAGCACGCATCGGGGTTTGTTTTGCCCAACGTGAATCAAGCATCTCATCTGCTGCTAGGTGATAGGTCTTAGTAGATAAGTTTGCTAAGAATTTTTTAAACTTACTTACACCTCCAACACCTAGCTGAAATACCATTTCTATAAGAACTTCTTTAACTGGTTGCGGATGCTCGTCAAAATTGATATTACTATTTTGAGCGACCATGTCAGCACAATCACAGGCGTTTTGAAAATCACTTTCAAACACGGCTTCCAATTGTTCTTGACTATATTCAATACCTTCTTCATAGTTATCCTCCTTAGTGACAAGGTGACCGTATCCTATGGTAGCGAATCCTAAGCTATCCTTATATACGATACCCCTATATCCCTCGTGTTCTTTAATTCTCTCCTTAAGTTCTTCAAACATTATTTTCCTCCTATACCCCAGTACTCTTCATGCTCGTCTTTTTGTGATTTTTTTCTGGGCTTCAATAAATTTTCTATAAATAGCGGCAGGCTTACTCTTGCCAGCAGCACGCGCTCGTTGCTCCATTGCAATAGCCGCTTGAGTTTTGTGAGCATGGCTTCTACCAGATCTACGAATCTTAGACACGCTACTGCGAGCCGATGACTCATCTCTGAATCCAAGTCCTTTGATTGTTCCTTTCGGGTTTTCATCTGTATATAAGTCCGAATGTTTTTTAGATCCAGCTGGCTGTCCTTTCTTTCTAGGTATCCTAGGATTTGCCATTCTTCAGTGCAGACTTTAAAAGTTTTCTCTGGGCTGTGTGTGCTTTGACTGCTTTACCTAAACCAGATATAACTTTTCTAACTTTAGCTTTTCCTTTTTTCTTCACGGCTACCCTTTCTTTTTCGTTAATAAACCCATAGCACCTTTAGCTCCTTTGATACCAAAGCTAGCGCTACAAGCTATGTATAATAAATGTTTATAATAATCTGGTAAGCTGTGCAGTGCTTCAAATCCTGCCTTGATGTGTGGTGTCCACCCAGGAATAAATACTAGTACCGCAGGAACCAACAGGCATAGTAAAATTACCTCGTCTTTCCAGCTCCCTTTCATCTGATCTACAGCAGAAGCTTCCCACGAGATTTTACCCGCGATCTGCTGTTCTTTCAAAGACTTCTGTGCTTTGATTTCTGTTAAAGCTAGATCTGCTTTAGCCTTTTTAGTTTCTACAAATCCTTTGACTGTATCCCCTAGAAGAGATGTCAACGGACCTATTAATAAATTAAGCATTAGCTTTTCTTTTTAATTTTTGAAGCTTTAATTTTTTTCTTTAGAAAATCTGGAAGAGTCTTTTGGGCTGCAGTTAGTTTACCTTTAGTACCATTACCATTCTTTACTTCTTTCATTGGCTTTTGATTCTTAGCTCTACCCATTGGACCTGTTTTTTTAGATGGTCTTCCTACTTGTTTTCCGTATGTTCCCTTACCCATTGGCATATTACTTTCTCCTTTTCTTCTTAGTTTTAGGTGCATCGCATTCACATTGTTTAATGTGAAACAATTTGCAAATAAATTTTCTAATAATCTTCATTGTTAATTACCTTTCAGCATGTCATAAGCTTTCTTAACAAAACCTCTCATCACAACTTTCTGCTGAGGACCCCCTTGTCCTCGCATCTGTGAAGCAATAGCGTTCTTTTTTCTATCAGCTTTAGCTCTAGCTCTAGAACCTGGAGTAGAAAACTTTTTCTTCTTAGGTTTCTTTTTAGAACCAGATTTAATCTGTTGATAAATCTGACCTCTAGCTATAGGCATTACTTCTTTTTATTATTTAAATACTCTTTTAAAGTATCGAAGCCAGCAGATTTTACATCATCCATAGTTACTGTACTATATGACTTACCATTGTAAGTAAAAGTAGAGTCTTTACCTTTTTCTTTTCTAGCTTTCTTAAATGCTTCATTAAAAGATTTAGGCTCTTTATTTTTTTTATTTTCTTTTACTTTTGCTGGTCCATCTTTGCCGCCCTTACCTTTAGATTTGGTGCCTTTGTTGTCAAGTTTCTGTGAAAAAGTCTTTGGATCTTTTTTTACTATTTCAGATTTACTTCCACCTTTAGCTTTTTCTGGAGCTGAGTTTGGATTCTTTTTAGGTTTAGTACCTTTAGCTATATTAGCTTTACTAGGTCCGCCTCTACCACCTTTTGCTTTAACAGCTTTCTTCTTTGCTGGAGCACTTGGTGTAGTTTTAGTCGCAGCACCTATTCTTGGATTATAATATTTGGACATTGTTTCCTTCCTTTATTTTTTGGAAGATTCTTCAGACTCAGAGGACTCTTCCACTTTAACCGCATCGCCACTAATCTTTACGACAGGGGCTGTCATTACTATTGCATCTGTGTTGATCATTTGATTATTATATCACAACACAATTTGCTTGACAATAGGTAAAATTAATGGTAATATACCACAATTACAGGAGAATACTATGGCTAAACCAACAGCAAAAACAATATTAATTGCTGCTTTAAATGCAGTAATTAATAACAAAGGTAACAAAGCTGCAGCTTCTAGAGAGCTGGGCATACCACGTACCACGTTGCTTGAACGAATAGAACAGGCACAACTACAGGGAGTTAAACCTACAATGGTGCCCCCTGATGCTGAAGCAGCATTAATAGAACAACAATACGCACATGATTCAGAGATGCGTGATATCAAAAGACAAGTAGATGTATTAGCTAAAGAAAATTTAGCACATCAAAAATTAAAGAACAACCTTATCAAAGCAGAAAACCATACAGTTAAACCGCCTAAGTGGTTAACTAAAAACACACCCGCTAAAGGTGCACCAGGTGTGCCCACTATATTTCTATCTGATTTTCATTGGGGTGAAGTTGTAGATAAACAAGCTGTCAATGGTATTAATGAATATGATAGAGAGATTGCTCTAAGAAGATTTAAGAATGTAGTAGATACTACTATTGACTTATGTACTAATCACATGGTTAATCCTAAATACCCAGGAATAATCTGTGCCTTGGGTGGCGATATGATATCTGGTGACATACATGATGAGCTAGCAGAAAACAATGACGGTTCTAATATAGAACACGTGTTGGATTTGCTAGACAATATGACATGGGCACTAGAAAAATTTGCTAAAGTTTTCGGGAAAGTATTCGTACCCTGTACCTTTGGTAACCACTCTAGAACTTACAAGCAATATCGCCACAAACAAGCCGCGAAAACTAACTATGACTGGATGTTATATAACTTACTAGCTAGGCACTTTAAAAAAGATAAGCGTATACAATTCCAAATACCTACAGGCTTTGATACTATATACAAAGTCTATGGTGTTAACTACTTACTAACACACGGTGATCGTCTCGGTGTGGCAGGGGGCACGGGAATTGTGGGTATGCTAGGTCCGATAGCTAGAGGTGTGCAAAAGATTAAACAAGAATACAACAATAGAAATAAGACTATTGATTATGTCTTGCTTGGTCACTACCACCAGTATATATCTCTAAAAGGTACGATAGTAAACGGTTCTACAAAGGGATATGACGAGTATGCTTACTCAAATAGATTCACATCAGAGAGACCACAACAAGCACTATGGTTTACACACCCAGAGTATGGTGTAACATTCCAAGTTCCTGTAGTAGTTGATGAGCCTGTTGGTAAAAAATCTAAAGAGTGGGTTAGTTGGATGTGTTAAAGTTATAAGAAATACCTAATGCGTTAGCATCTGCTACGCTAGTAGGTATTGCCTTTGCACTCTGTGCTATCAATCTGTATTCTTTAACTAAATCTTTTAAAGCTTCTTGGGCAAGTCGATTGACATCAATAACTAGTTGACCATCTGGTCCTTGCTGAGAGTTATGAGAAAATAATATATTTATTACTTCTCTTAAATCTTCTTGCCCCTCAAGTGATTCATTAAAATCCTTATTCATCATACCACTAAATATTTTTTTATAAGCGTTGGTAACTCTAACGTTCATTCTACTTTGTAGTAAAGAATTTTTACCTACATTTAATTTTTCTAGTCTGCTAAGTTCTCTTTCTTTTGAGACTTTTGTAGGAGTGAAACCTAAGCTTTGTAGAAAAGCGTCATATAAAGTGGCATCGTCTGTTAATACAGTACCGTATCTAGATTCAACTGTACCGTCTAAAGCATTTGCCGCTTTAAAGTAATTAGTAATAAAAGTAGGAGTTACTGCATTTAAAAATTCTTGCAAAGGAAATTCTCCTGTTCTGTTATATGCTCCTGTAAAGTTTCTAGCGTTCTGAAATAGTATAGCACCAGGTGCTCCTAAAAATTCTTCTGCTCTGGCTCCTGTCGGAAATCCTAGCATACCTAAGATGGCACGCATTTGACCAGACCCAGGCACGTTACCAAAAGACAATCTTCTTTGTACATCTATATTAAATAAAGCATTAAATATTCCATTCTCAAAATACTCTGCAACTTTAGGACTGCTGACTTCTGATAGCATTTTTCTAAGCTCGGATCTAGTATCACCATCAATCCCAGATATTTGTTTACGCATTAAATCTCTTAACCATGCGACTTCATCTGCACCAGGTAAACCCAATAAACCTCCTGTAATTGATATCATCAATAACATTTTAGCAAGTGCTATCTTTCCAGCAGGTCCTTTTTTCATAAACATTCTAGCCATTAAACTAAACATCTGACTTATATAAGTTTGGAATAAGAAGAATGCGGAACCCCAACCTCTCATATATTTTGGTCTGTTTAATTTACCATAAACACCAAACGTTTCTTCAATAACTTGTTGTGCTATTATTCTAGGTGTAGCTACTCCACCATTTCTTTTTAAAGCTGATTGGAAATCAGCATCGTCTTTGAAAAAATCAGTTGCGCTTTCTACTGCATCAGTTTGTTGCATCATTCTATGTGTTGCAATATATGCAGTTAATCTAGCTATAGTTTCGAAGGTATTAAATATACCGCCTATAATTGTATTTTCAAATGTTCTTAATTTTCTCTGTCTAACTTGATTCTGACTAATTGCACCACCACCTTGAGGCATACCAGCTTCGTGCATTGCCATGCCTTGTTTAATTATTCCAGTGTATACATCATTCATAACATCATCTCTTACATCGTCTGGTAATTTATTAAAATCTATAAATACATCTTCGTATCTTCTTCCATTAAATATTAACATCTTCATAACATCTTTAAATGCTTTAGATAATTCTATTGCAGCAGATTGTCTTTTACCAGATATGGTACTTAAAATAGGACCACTAAATTGGACAACACTCATTAACTGCAAGAATGCTGAAGATACGTTACCACCTAAATAATACCAAAAGCCTAGCCTTCTTATAGAAGCCAACTCATGCTTTGGATTTAGTACATATTTGTACCATTCAGCAGACGCTTCTTGTAAGTTTGTGTTAGGATTTTTTACAGGGTTCTGTGTATCATTGTAAGCAGTAGCTATATCAGAATTAAATCTATTGCCTGCCGCAAAGTTACTGCCAGCTAAACCGTATTGACTTAATGATCTTGCAAAATCTGTGCTATACCCAGGCACACCGCCCTGTTGTTTACGAGGAGTTACAAAAACACTAAATCCTCTAACTTGTCCGTTGGTTAAATTTGTTCCTTTATTTAAAACACTTTCTATTTCTTTTCTTATCTCATTGTAAGCTTCTTTGTTTGTATCAGATATCATACCAGCAGCTGCATCTATAGTAGATAAATCAGCACCCACTCTATCACGCAATTCTGCTATATTAACTGGTCTAGTATCTGATATTGTAACACCATCATTGTTACGATACTTGGCATTTAATTCATCTCTTACTTGTTTCTCTTCATCCTGTACTACGATAGAAAACTTGCGCTTTTCAAACATTCTATATTCAATAACATTATTATCTTTATCTCTAACTACAATAAAATGACTACCGTGTCTTTGTAACGGAATGTAATCTGTTTTCTTAAAGTCATCATACTTTTTTAACTCGGCAGTTAAAGCAAGCATACCTGTTCCAGGTGCCCCCTCTCTATCTTGAGAGCCTAGTATTCTAGATATTCTATTGTTTAATACTGTAGCCTGTTCTGCTGTAATGCCTTGATTAGCTAAAACTTCAGGGCTGTCTGCTATAACTTCTTGTAGATTCTTTATTGCAGTGGTCATTTGTATTATGTCTTGATAACTTAAATTCTCAATATCTTCTTCAGTTATTTCTGTAATGCTTTTTGTGTTATTTAAAAATGTTTTCTCATTTAAACTGATTCCCATATTTATACCCGCATTACTTGTTATAAAATCTATAGTATCTGTAAGTAATTCTTTTGACGGTTTGCTGCCTAATAAACCTCTAACTATCTCAGAATGCATATACTGCACTGCTTCCATAGCAGACTCATAAGCATCTGCCACATCACCGTCTAATGTTATAACATCTCCAGCTTTTAATGTGCTATTTGCGCCATCACCATCACGTTCAGCTACAAAGACAATTTGATTATTTTGGTTTCTTCTATATCGACCTGGAACCTGTTGAGATATTTCCATAGCTTTAGTTAATAATGCAGCCGCTTCTGGATTACGTAGTACTTTCAAATACTTTTGTAATTTTTCTACGAATATACTTTGTATTTGTCTGGTCTTCTGGTCTTTTAAATATACAGCTGTGTACAATCTTTCAAATATAGGATACTTTTTTGCCCACACTCTAGCGTGTGAAAATATTCTGCTGAATGTTCCTAAACCTTTTTCACTAACAACACCTCGAGTCTCTTCACTCTCTTGCGATTTAATATCGTTAACCATTTGGCGAGTTTCTTGTCTTAATGTTTGTCTTGTTCCTGGTATATATTGATCTATATCTGAATCTGATGGTTCTTCAATATATTCTAAACTGTTTTTATAATTAGACTGGCTAACAGGAGCATCTGATAGTTGACCAAAAGCTGTTGTTACTTGTGTATCAAAAGTAGCTTTACCATATTGCTTATTTAATATAGTATTATTAATACGTATATTGTTTTGTTGTAATCTTTTATATTGATCTACTCTGTCTTTAAACATGCCCGCATCTATCTGATTAAAAATTTCGTTGCCTGTAGTAAATCCTTGTCCTGTCAAAGCATTACCTAGGGCAATGAAGTAAGCTTTCATTCGCTCAAACACTTGAGCTAGTAAACCTCGGGCTGCGTATTTGTTTGACATGTAATCTGCAAAAGCAAATGTTATACCTTCTTCAATAAATAATTCCTCCGAAGCATTAGGTGCTCCAGAATATATTTTTCTAATGTTGTATTTATTTACCCATACTTTTTTAGAATAATCTTTTAACATCTTCATTTCTTGTTCTGTAAAGAAACCACTTCTAAACATAGCATGCATTGCTTCATGTCTAAGCGTAGCCATCTGAGAGTTCATAGTTGTTTTTATATTACCATACTCGCCTTTAGGACTATTTAATACTTGTATTATCTGTGGTCTTTGAAAATCTAAAGATTTATCAATGACATCTTGGTGCATAACAAACTTACCTTTTGCTCTAGAGCTATCTAAAAATCTGTTTACAATACTTAAGTTAGCATAGCTTAAACCTAATCTATCTAGCTCATTTCTTAATGCCATGTAAACACGGGGCATTCCTTTTGTAAATTCTTTAGTGTACCTAGGAGCAAGCTCCGCCATCATAACGTCCATCTTAAAAGGATTGTATTTGTAATCATCTCTAAATATAGGACCAAACTTTTGGTCTGTGTTATGTATAAAACCTATAATAGGAACTTCTGTCGAAGTATAAACCTTAGGATTATAAACTGTTTCTTGACCTTCAGGTAGATTATCTATTTTAGCAAGGGCTTCATTTTCGTATATGGTCTGTGGATTTCTAAATACTTTATCTCTAACTTCTGAATAGCTGTCTCCTTTTGCTAGTTTTGTATTCTTAAATGTTTTACCTTCTTGTGTCACTTTTATTAAAACAGGTATTGGTTTTCCAGCATCTAAGTTATCTGCCCAATTAGCTCTACCTCTTCCCTCGTGAGTATTGACAGTAACTACAGTAGTTCCCCCATCAGTTTGTGATATTGTAAGGTCTAGATAGGGTGGCGTTATTCCATTGCTACTATTATCAGCATAAGCTTCTTGTCTTTTTAATTGTCTATCTAAAGTTAGGTCAGGGTCTCTTAACGCTAGCTTATTGAAAGTACCAGGCATCATGTATGCAACAGCTATATCTGCATTGTTACTTGGTTTATTACCAGGAAACCCGCCATCTAAATTCCAAAAAGTATTACTAATAGTTCCTAAATATGTTTGTGCTATTCTAGCATTCAATGAATTAGAGTCTATAATTCTTTGCTTTTTTCTAGCGTCATTTACTTTAGGACTATCTTCTACTTCCCACACTTCCACTTGTTTACTAATAGGACCTGCAGGTGTTCCTTGATATGTAGCTTTTATAGCCTTTTTATTAGGAAAAACTCTCTGTCTTACCTTATTTAATTGATCACGTGTTAAAGGTTTAAAACCAAAAGAAGAATACAATACATTAAAGTCACGTAGATCTTGCTGGGCACTATCTATTCTGTCTTCAAATTGTTTTATCTGTTCAGCTCTATCTTGTTCTGTGATACCTTTTCTATTTCTTAAACCTTGTATAGCTTTTTCATATCCTATAATAGCAGCTGGCGTGCCCCCTGCACCTATCCTCATAGCCAATGATTCCATAGCATATCTTCTATCTACAGCAGGCTTGAACATAGTTTCCGCTGAAGCCTCGTTTAGTATATCTCTTGCCTCAATAATTTCTTGGCGTTGTTTATCTGATAATTTTTTAGTTCTTAGGTCATCACCAATCTTAGACAGTTGTGCCGCAATCTTATTGTCTGAATTATTTACTACCTCTTCAGCTGTAGGAGGGGGCACCGCGGGTCTAGTACCCACTTGCTCTTTACCTATAGGCGTAGTTTTATTTTCTATATTGTTTTCTAATATATCATCTAATAAAGCTCTGCCTACAGTTTTACCTGTACCTCGCTCTAGTGCTGTGTTATCTAATATCTCATTTATTTTACCAGCAGTAAATATAGATTGTTTACCACCACGTGGTACTTGTACACTAAAACCATCCGCAGTTTCTTGTAGATATCCAAGTTGTCCTAGACGTTCTATCTCTTGTGGTGATATATAATTTTGAGAGGCTTGGCTTTCTGCTTCTGTTAGTAAAGCCCTAGGTCCTGAAGCTTCTAGATTAGCAATTGCTTCATCAGTATATCCTCTTGTCTTTAAAACTTTTTTGTATTTCTTCTTTTGATTAGCTGTTAATGGTTTAACATTTATTGTTGTGTAATCCTCTTGTTTATTAAATATAGGAGTATCATCAATTACTTGCCCAGTCTCAGGATTTATAGTTTTCTCTTTTGAAGTTTTTACAGATTTATTTTCTTTCACTAAAAGATTACTATTATTCATATCTAACTCTATGAAAGTATTGCCTGCTCCAGGTGTTAAATCTTTTAGAAATAAAGTTTTCTTACCATCTACATTATATACACCTTTAACTTGGTACTTAGGAATTATTCGTTTACCATCTTTATCTAATATAGCTTTTCCGTCTCTTCCTAAAGTTTGACCTGTGCCTAGTATGGTATAAGTGTTGTCAGCATAATCATCTCCCAGTTTTTCTTTTACTTCAGGATCATCTTTTACAATAGTTCTGCTTTCACTTGAAGCCCCAAGATTTGTATTGTTAATATCTTTTATTCTAGATCTTTGAGCTACTCCACCAACAAGACCAAAAGGTCCACCACCTGCAGCACCAGCTGCTGATGCTTCACCAACTTGTTTCCAAAAGTTTTTGTCTGAGTATAAATCACCTAAAGATTCTATGATTTTTTTATCTTCGTTCATGGCACCTTCTATAGTACCACCACTTGATGTAATAATTTCTTGAGAACCCTCAGCTAAAGACTCACCTACTATATTTTTACCTACAGACTTACTTATGGTAGCCGCAGTACTTTCTTTTAAAGTTTTCTTTAAAGCCTCTTCTCCCGCTTCTTTAGTTGTACCACGCAACAATGCGCCTACTCTGTAGCCAGCTCCTAAAAATCTTTCAGCAGCTGCATATGGTACACCTAATGCTAAGGAAAGACCAGCGTTTGCTTTTTCAAAACCTGTGGCTTCTAACTGAGCTATTCTAGAATCACCAACACCCATACCGTAAGCCATGCCTACACCTAAAGCAGGATTAATTACACTACCTAAAAATATAGGAATTGTAGTGGCAAGACCTTGCCCCACATTGTAACCTAACCATTTAAAAAAATCTTTTGATCTAGATTCAGATGATAGTATTTCTTCTATAGAAGTACTAAAAGGTATTATCTCTCCCTCATCTGTTTCTATATATTGTTTGGCTTGACCCTCTAATTGATATCTCTGTATAGCATCATTGGCAGCATCTTCTAAACCTTCTGCCCCTACTAAGTCAGCTATAGTTCCGAGTGCCCCCATCCCTATAGTCTTAAGACCAGTCCAACCTCCCTTGAGACCTTTCATAAAAGCCGTGTCGTTTAAGTCATCTGGGTTATTGTATCTCTCCGCACCAACACCATATCTATAAACAAAACCCTGATCGAACATTCTTTTTTCCAATTCAGGATTCTTTAGTAAATCTTGCATTTCTTCTTTGGTGGCATCTTCAGGAACAGCTACTAAAGGTGCACCTTCAGCTACTTCTATATATTTTACTTTTTGGGATTGTGCTCTTGGAGAGCCTGTAAGTTCTGTTTGAGAAAGTTTAGTGGCTAAAGATTGTGGTTTGTACGCTTCCGCTTCACTTAGTATAGATTGTATAGCTGCATCAGTAGGTGCTTTATATTCTATTTTATCTTCTGCCATAATTTTTTGTTACACTTACGTGTATTCAAGAGTTAAACTCTTTACTTAATATCGTTCATTGGGATAATTGTTACATTACCACCTTGACCAGACAAAGCTGCTTGTGCATCTGGATCACCGTAGGCACCTAAGCCTATAGCACCCATACCTATTTGATTATTTATATCAGATAATGATAAAGTGGTAGGCTTCTTACTGCTTATTATTGTATCTAATTTATCAGATAAAATACTCGCAAACTCTAAACTGTCAAGTGGTATCTCTTTTGATACTGCTTCTGCAATAGCTGCATCTTGTGCTAACTTCTGATCGTCTGTTGTCATCTGTGATTTTTTGTAAGCAATTTCGTTTAGCTTAACTGTTTTATCTAACTCATCTAACTCTGCTTGTCTTTCTCTGTCGTATTTCTTTTCAGCTCTAGCGGCATCAGCTGCTTGGTTGGCTAGTTGTTCTTCTCTGTATGCTTCAATAGCTCCACCTAAACCTTCACCTTTTTCTATAGCTCTACCTGCTTTAATTAAAGCATCGCCATCTAACTCAACACCATCAAGAAAACCAAACAAACCTTTTGGTCTGTCATCTTCATTTTTTTCAGTTGTAATTTTACCACCCATGGCATTAGGTTGCATCATATCCAATGCAGACATTCTAGCTAGTAGATCATCATCATCATCATTATCAGCAAGAGATGTGGGAATAATCATACCACGATCTTCTGCACCTGTTGGGGTCTCTGGAGCTTTTTCTTCTGTCATTACAGGAATTGTTAAATCTAAACCTGTGCCCTTACCACCTGGTTTCATCAAACCTAGAGGATCAAACCCTTCACCAGTTGCTCCTGGGTAAGTAATTTTACCACCGTACTTTCCACCTGGTTCTAATTCACTTAGTAAAATAGGAGCAATACCGCTTCCCGTCATAGCTAATCTTTGTCCTGGTGATAAGTTTTGTGCGTATAACTGTGGATACATTTTTTGATGATATGATGATTTTGCCATGTTAACTCCTATGCAAACGGCTGGAAACCTAAGTTTGCCGCTACTCCTAATCCTTGAATACCAAGACCCATTGCTTGTGAGAATAAGCTTGGTTGTTGTACTGCTGGACCTGTATAGTTTCTAGTCTCACCTGTAGGAACTCCTCTTAAAATATCTGAGTAGAATCCTAGTTGTTGTTTTGGATAATCTCTTTCTTGCATAAATGTAGAGTACCCTAAGTCAAGAGCCTGTTGGTCCATTCCTCTTTGTAATCCACCTAATCCCATTTGCTGTTGTATGTCTGCTTGACCTGACTGTTGTTGGGCAGCAGAAGCTGTGGACATACCTAAAGCTGATTGTAATTGAGATTGTCTATCTTGTTGAGCTGCACCTAAAGCAGTTTGATATGCATCAGCTTGTGCTCTAGTGTATAAATCACCAAGACCTTGTTGTAAATTCTTTTGACGTTCTGCTTCTAGTATAGCTTGGCGTGAACCACCGAAGCCTCCTACAGCTGCAGATTGTGCTGCAATACCTTGTTGTTCAATGGCAGACTGATCACGCATTTCTCTAGCAGCAATGTCCGCTACGTTTTTATTGTAGTCAGTCATGTAGTCACTTACACTTGATAATGCGGGTGCCCCCGCTGCGGTCGCTGCTGTGAATGCTTGACCTTGTTGCGTTTGTCCAATACCTCTTTGTGCTTGTGCTTGTTTGATTGCTTGCTCTTCCATACTACTTAAGCCAGCAAGCCTAGGTCCTGTGTATGGTATAAAATCTTCTTTTGCTACGTCACCTGCGGTTGCTACTAAAGACTCAGCAGCTTTCTCCATATACTCAGGAAGTTTAATTTCAGTTTGTGAATCCTGTGATGCTTGTTTACTTCCAAATAAAAAATCTAACATTATGATGCCTTACTTTCTTTAATAGCTTCTCCAAGGTTTTGTAGCAGTGCCCCTTCTGATCCGCCATAAGCTCTCGCTATTATACTATCGTAATCCATTGGTTGTATAAATTTTCTACGATAGTTAAAATATGGAAACTCTTCTTCTTCTTCAGCTTCTTCTGAAGATTCACCAGCGGATTCTTGTGGAGCAGGTTGATTATCTCTGCCACCACTTCTGCGTCTTCTTTCTTCTTCTTGTTTTCTCATAGCATCTTGCTTATTATACATTTCAGTAAGTTCAGCAATACTCATATCTTCTGTGTTATTACCAAACAAATTTTTAAGAATAGAAAAATCTGTAATTTTTTCTATAAAATTTTTATCTCTAGGTAATTGACCAAGAGTTTGTGCAGCTCTTAAAATATTTTTAGTCTTATCTCCTAGTACAAATCCGTCACCTAAACCTAAAAAAGTTTTTCCGCCGTAATCATATGCACCTAAACTCTTTTTTAAACTTTTGTTTATATCTTTATATTTGTCCTTGAAAAAAGATTGTTGTTCTTCTGATCCGCCTCTAGATATATCTACTAAACCTTGAGCTGCTTTTAAAGGATCATATTTACCTTCATCTGTAATACCCGCCGTGCCTATAAAACTTGTAATAGCTCCCTTAGCTTGATCGCCATATGATTTACCTGTGGCTTCTTTGATAGCTGCAGCTAATCCTTCTGCAGTTTGTTGAAACTGTGTATTAGATGGACCTGTTGGTCCTTTTCCAATATATTTCTTTTGATTCTCTTTATCTCTTTTATCTCTTTTTCCTCCAGGTTTGTCAGTAGTAAATCTAGGTTTACTGTATCCACCATATTGACCACCGCCTGGAGTGTAATAAGAAGGAATGCCTGTAACAGGTTCAGGTTCTCCTGAACCACCTAGTAGTTTAAGTATACCTGCTTCTTGTGGGTTAATATAAGCTAATGATTCACCTTCTGGTGCCATAGCATTGACTGTTTGTGCCGCACCTCTTAATTGGTTTTGCACATTGTCTAGTGCCATATTATAAAAATCTTTTTGTGGTTCTTCTGTAGGTGGCAGTTGAAATATGCCTCGTTGTTTTCTGGATTCCTTTGATAAAAGTGCTGTAATCCCTGGCGAAGCTTGGTTTGATCTGACAACTGTATCACCTGACTGAACTGGTCCTGCATATTGCATTTAAATATTATACCTTCTTTCAGCGTTTCTGACAAGGGGGGCACGGGCAAAATTAAAGTGGGTTGTTTGTGTCACTCGTTACCTCCATTAAACTTACTATCACATGTAGCCTTCCTGCTGTTACAGCTTGAGCTTTTAATATCTCTGAAGCTTCCATGACTAACGGGTTAATTAATATCTCATCTGTAGCATCTCCAGCCACAGCTTCTTTCTTTAGTCTAAATATATTAGAACCAGAGTCAGTAAGAGTTAAGGTTGCTGTGTCACCAGAACCTGAATCATCTGATATTAATATAGATTTAATTATAGTCTTGGTTGCAGCTGGGCATGTATATATTACTGTATTATTTGTAGTAGTTAAATCTACTTTTTTACTTTTGTATTCTATAGCCATTAACTCATAAACCAATTCATAGAAGTCTG